TCAGCTATTCTCCATAGTTGATGTGACTTTGTGGTTTTATCCTAATCCACAAAGTCACATCAACTATGGAGAATAGCTGAATATGAAATCATCATTCATATTGCGAAGAGAAATAGGTGTGAATTCAACGCCCTGTGAAACGGGTTTAACTTTGGCACCAAATTTGTCATAAAGCCACAAGTTATTGGCAGCCGCCCAATTGTTACGCCACTCATCATCCCATGTGAACTGATCAAAGAGGCCATTAGGGTCAAAGGACACAGCATACTGGCTAGGGTCGATTCCTGTACGAGCAAGGATCTTCTGGTTAATAAGAGCACCGTCTTTTTTGACCTTCATTTCCATAAGTGTTTCAACGTACTCAAGGGATACTGGATCCCTAGAACCCGTCGAGCCATAGAACATGTCTCGCATGGCGTCGTAAGCCAAAGAATTAGTTGCCATTGTATCTATCATCAGACCAAGATATTTACTGGTCCATTTAGCTTGTTCGGTTATGTCACTCGTTGCAGAGATACAAGATTTAGTATAAAAATCGTCCTCATGACGCCACGGCATAATATGGGTCTTGCCTCGCCTCGTGATATTAACAAACAAACGTTTAAGGAATTCCGGACCTTTCCGTATGACATCATGAGCAACGAGCTTACCATTCGAGAAAATGGGCCTTATAATCGAGAACAATGGTGAAACACCTGTTTTATCCGGCCTGAACAAAAAAGTCTCGCTAGGTTTGCATTTGAGTCCAAGAACTGCAAACAAAATTCGCTGCATGTTACCAAGAGGGTAATCAGGAGTTGTCTCACCGATCACGTCATCATAAAACTCTTCCTCGTAGGCATAGAGCGAATTATCACCGTATTGAAGACGCCTGAGGAAAGAGTTCTGAAACCGTTTGGCACGAGCTGGATCCTTAAGTTTTATTTGATCGTATATATAAAGATTGACTATGAGCATGGCAATTTCCATATACTCGGTGTCAAGCCAGCTAGTGGCTAAAAGCCCACTGACTATCTCACCGATTATCCATCTATACTCAAAGTCATTCCATTTAACGATCTTGTTTGCTATCCCATGAGCACGAAGCAGCAAGAAAGCCCGAGTGATGTAGTAAGCTTCAGAGCCGTCATCACGAAGAGCCAAAAGAGGCATAAGCATAATAAGGGAGATTATGGAGGCGAGAGCGGACTGATCAAAGTGCCAAATGTCAAGCTGCGCATAAAAAAGGTCATTTCGACCACATCCAAGCATGTGAGCAAGGTGGGTAGCACCACCATGCTTCCACTGGTGTCCTATCATATTGGAGCCTATCTGGTAAGAATTGCGGATAAAATCTTTGTAAAGGTTAACATCAAGAGCTTGGAGAACATAAGGCATAATGAAAATTATGCGAGTCTTATCGACATCACTACCAGCAACACGAACTTCAGGCTTGATAGCAACCTTAGCAAGGAAGACAGG